ATAATTACATATACATATTTACATTTTACATTTGAAAAAATGATGTACGCCACTTTAAGTGGTCATATCAGTTACTTGATCTATACAATGAGATAAGCTAATCAGTGAACATCTATTCTTATTCGCCTGCGTTCTACAAGCAGCCTAGAGTTTAACCTCTGGCGGAAGCTTAAGCAGTAAAGCGATAAAATTGATAATATACGACATATTAGATATAGCTCAGCGTTAGTACCATTTAACTTGTTATGTGCCATTTTTTGTTGCACTTGGGTGTATATTGCCTGTTTTCCGGAAGTCATCAGGTATCTATACATTCACTTGCTCCGGTCCCCCTGGGGGCCAGGAGTGTACACAAGAAAAAATTTACATTCTCTACATATGCATTCAAACATAGAGAATCCGAAAATTGAAAAAGAAAGAAAAAGAGTAACCGGGACGCTACCCCGGACACAACAATCTCACGAACATGTACAAATTCAGAATTAACGAACGTGCTCAGAGAGACTTCCTTCGTATGTATGTTGCTGTTACGGTTTCTAATCGCGACGCACATATGTACAACCCTACCCACCCCCTTTGTCAACACCTCAAACAAATGAAAGTAAGATATGCGAATTCACACACCATGTGTGCGCTTCTTGCCCCCACCCCCCTGTGCGCTTATCCGTTGGTGCGCATGGGAGAATTGCAGCTGTCTTTCGAAGATTGCGCCACGGAATGTGTGCAAGCTGGAGATGAAAGAGTTGCTCCAGATGTGAGTGCCGGACTTGATGGTTTTACCACTGCGCCACTGGCACCAGATGCGAGTATTGGCGCTGATGATTTTGCCACCGCCCCCCTTGCCCCCGAATCCGACGTAGATTGGTGGACGTCCGCCCGGCGTCAGCTAGGTTCCGACGATGACATCAGTGTCCGAGAGATTGTCAAAGCCATGTACATCCTCGAAGTCATCTACACATTGGTGCATCAACTTGGCGCAAGCACCAACAAAGCGGACATTTTCCATGCCGTGACGCAGGCGTTGCGCGCCATCACGGGTGTTTCCTTGATCAAGTCCATCACACGAATCATTGCTGTAGTGGTGCACGAGATTTTGGATGCATTGGCTGAGCTCTCTATCGAGCGGGAATTGGCCATACCAAGCATCCCCACCCATTCAATGGTGACACACGTGCGCTGGCAGAAACAGTCGCGCCCACTTATGGAGGCAGAGCTGCAGTCAGATCCGGTGAACCCTTTTCGGAAGATGCGTCACATGTTTGATCATATTGAGACGTACAATGACCACCCTTTTGTTGTGCGTGCCAAGCGGATTTTCCGCTATGCCCTTGTGCACGGCCTTGTTGAGCGCATGGGCATTACGATCGACAAAACGCTGTATTCCAAAGCAGAGGTTGAGGCCATGAAGCTCACACACTCATCGAAAGCCGGTTTTTACTGGGAATTGATGGAGTCAACAACCCTTGTACTGGAACGCTTGCATGATTGCCACACTTCGGGGAAATGGTCGCCGCTGTTCCATTCGGGGAAATCCTACGGGGCTTGGGCGGACGCTGTCTTCAAGCTCAAGGAACAGGCCCAGATGTTGCACAATCCAGATGCCGTGGGCTTCTCATACCACGATTTTTTGGGTCGCCTCGACGAGACGATCGAGCAGGGTGATGTCATCGTTAAATATGGTGATTTATCCAAAGCCGATCTGACGGTTGTGAAACGGCACATGTCGGACTTGCGCATTATCAAGGGTGGTGAATGTACAAAGAAGGTAGCACGCCAGCAGCGTGAGACCCCATTTTCAGTGCTGTATGCCGGTGGTTCAAGCATCGGTAAATCGTCCCTCATGCACGCAACCTTTGTGCATTTCGCCAAGGTCCATGGGTTGCCATCAACACCCGAGTATCAGTACACACGTTCCTTTTCAGACGAGTATTGGTCAGGGTTCTCAAGCAGCATGTGGTCGATCGTTCTGGATGATGTGGCCGCCAAGCTGCCCCAGTTGAATGACGATCCGAGTATCGACGAGATTATTCAGATTGTCAACCAGGTGCCATACTGCCCGCCTCAAGCCGATTTGGCGGACAAGGGTAAGACACCATTGAGGCCACTCCTTGTGCAGGCCTCCACCAACACGATTGATCTGCACGCCTTCTCGTATTACTCCAATGAGCTCGCTATTCGAAGGCGGTTTCCATTGGTGTTGGAAGTTTTCGTCAAGCGCGAGTATGCCACTGTGCCAGAAGCACCGGAAGGTGAGCGGATGCTTGATACCACGAAATGTGCTGGGCATGTTGGTTACCCGAACTTTTGGATCATCAAGATGAAGCGAGTGGTAGCTGTGATCAAGAGCGATAAGCAGCGGGCTGAACTGATTGACGTCGAGACCTTCGATGATATCAACAAGTTGCTTATGGAACTCGCTAAGCGATCGAAAGCGCATTTTGAGAATCAGAAGCAGGTGAGCACGAGTCTCGCAGCTTTGCAAGAGATTGAGATTTGTCCCAAATGTTTCGGTGTCACGTGTGCATGCGAACAGATCCAATCGGTCGCCCATGTGGTGGCGGTTGTGAGCATATGCGCCTTGATCGGTTGCATGTGGTTGTGGCTATTGCGGAGTTGCCGCCAAGCTCGTGCGGCCATTGAGCAAGTATGTGTGCGCACAACTGAGGTGTGTGTGGATACAGCCATGGCCAGGGTTTCAGCGCGCCTTGGCCCCAACCCGATGCAGGCGTGTGCGACCCAGGCTGTGCGCTCTGTCGTCGGACGCGCCAGAGAAGCCTTTTTTGGTGCGCCCGCTCCTGTATTGCCAGATGAGGAGGTGGACACATCACGTGGTATTCCCACGGTGCGCACTTTGCGTACAGAGGCCCAGCGCTTTCGTGAGCGCATGTTGGCTGCGGGTAATGCGGCGAGAAAGAAGCGACTACCAGGTTGGTTGATTGCACTCGCCGCCGCTCTCCCCTTGGTCAGTGCATATCTGATGTACATGCGCCGCGACACCCCTGCCGAGGAACAAGGTGCCTCCGCCAAGATTGGGGAGCGACCGGTGGCCCAAGATGAAAAAGAAAGTCCATGGGTGAAGTCGGATTTCCAACCGAGCCGCTTCGTGAGCCGGAAAACGGTATCGTGGAAGGGGTTGCCGCGTGAGCAAATCATGGCGAAGATCGCGCGCAACGTCTTCTACACAGAGATCGACTATGAGAAGGGCGGTACACGTATGCGACGACCAGCACACATCGTGGCCCTGGGTGGACATGTTTACATGACGAATGCGCACAACTTCGAAGAAGGGGTTGATGTTTTTGACATGCGGGTCGTTGTTCGCTCCGAGACACAGGGCGTGGGAGAGAATTTCAAGCATCGCCAGTATGCCGACGCCATGTGGCGATTGGAGGACAGGGACATCGTTTTCTTCACCATCAACAACACCACACAGCGCGAGGACATCCGAGAGCTCTTCGCCAATTCGGAGTACAGACAGCAGTGTGAGGGTTACCTGTTGTCCCGTGCCGCCAATGGAGAAGTGTACTCGAACAACTTGACTGCGATTTCCTACATCGGGGGCTTCGGCCTAAAAAATGATGTGCGTGAGTATGAGTCGTGGCGGGCTGTATGTGCTCGTGACACTGAGAAGGGGCAATGTGGTTCACTCATGATTGCTACAACACAGCAGGGCCCAGTCATTCTGGGTATGCATCGCACAGGCGGCAACGCCAACCGTTGCACCAGCGTGTTTGTCACAACTGAGGTGATCCATGAAGCTTACACGCGTCTCAGATCACGTGTGGTCCGTCCATCAGCACCGGCCTTGGAGACACCGGAGCTACAGGCCGCGGAGATCCTTCCATTGCACCACAAGAGTGTATTCAATTACATTCCCGAGGGCACAGCAGAGGTGTTCGGATCACTCACAGGCTTTCGTGGCGCGCACAAATCCAAAGTGCAGCCAACCGCTTTGAGCGACCAATTCGTTGCCGAGGGGTATGCGCGTGACACTGGTGCCCCGGTCATGAGCGGGTGGAAACCCTGGCGGAAGGGAGCTTTGGACATCGTACAGCAAGAGTTTGTAGCGAACCAGGCTATCCTCGATGAGTGTGTGGAGTCGTTTGCCAATGACATCATCTCTGGGCTTTCCACTAAGGATCTGAGTGAGCTCAAACCATTGGATGATGGTACTACGTTGAATGGATTCCCTGGTACGCGTTTCATTGACAAGATGAACAGGCGCACATCGATGGGTTACCCGTGGAAAGCACAGAAGAACAAGTTCCTCAAGTATGTCGGAGAGCACGACGTGTGGCAAGACTACGTGGAATTCGACGACAAGTTCTATGAGAGGGTGGACGGAATCATTGATGAGTACACAGCGGGCCAGCGCCATTGCCCTGTGTTCTGTGGTCATCTGAAAGATGAGCCCACCAAGCAAGCCAAGATTGATGAGGCAAAGACTCGTGTGTTTTGCGCAGCTCCTGCAGATTGGAGTTTTGTGGTGCGCAAGTTTCTGTTGCCTTATGTGCGCGTCACTCAGAACAATCGCTTCTTGTTCGAATGTGCTCCAGGCACTAACCCCATGAGTCCAGAATGGGACGAGATTTACCACTACATGACGCAGCATGGTGTGGATCGGCTCATTGCCGGGGACTATGGTAAGTTCGACAAGAAGATGTGCGCAATGTTCATTTTGGCGGCTTTTGAGATCATTCGTGCGGTGCACAAGGCCGCAGGCTGGCCGGATGAGTGGTTGCGGATCATCGATGGAATTGCTGCAGACACAGCTTTCTCTTTTGTTGATTTCAATGGCGACGTGGTGATGTTCTACGGCTCGAATCCCTCGGGCCATCCCTTGACGGTCATCATCAACAGTTTGGTGAATTCACTGTATGTGCGATACTGCTGGAAGGTGTCGGGACACGACCTGAAGGAGTTCAAGAGGTTGGTGGCTTTGATGGTCTATGGCGATGACAACATGATGAATGTGGCGCGCGAGGTGGTGAACTTCGATCACACAGTGTTGGTCGACATCCTCGCAACCATTGGAGTGGAGTACACGATGGCAGACAAGACCTCCGCATCTGTGCCCTTCGTCCACATACGAGATGTGGCGTTTTTGAAACGCACGTTTCGCTTCGATGTTGAGATTGGGCACCATGTAGCTCCGCTCGATGAGGGTTCCATCGCCAAGATGTTGACAATGTGCATTCCGTCAGATGCTATGTCCCTCAAGGCACAAATGGTGGTGGTCGTTGAAACCGCCCTGTTCGAGTATTTCGCGTATGGCCGATCGGAGGTATACGATCAAAAGCGCGCCATGTTTTGGCGCGTGCTCTCCGATGCCGACATGCTCGGTTACTTGGAGAAGGGAGGCGCGAGGGCTCATCTCGCGACTTTCGATGAACAGTTGGCGTACTACAAGGGGGTGTGTGAAAGCTACCCTACGTACACAACGGGAGAGTGTGAAAGGTGCTTGGCGTAAGCCAGCACGGGGCCTGAGCTAACAGGTCCTTGAAACCAAAAGATAGCCGTAAGGATGTAGTTACTTGCGTGCCTCCGGAAGAGGTGCGTAGAGGACATCCGCGAGTTCCACATGGGCGATCCCCGAAGTGCCTTTTTAGGCAGAATGGTAGAACTACAAATCCACACAACCCAAGTGCATCCCTGGCCTGGGTCGGCCAGGGACTGCGAGATCAGACCTGCGACAACCACACAATCAAATTCAATGGCCGCACCAGTTAACTGTGAACTAGGTACGGTGTCAAATCACAACACAGGCTACGGTGAGAGCATGCTCACCACAACAACCACGAGTGCCCGCCGGGTGCAAAACATGGAGTTCAACGACGCGCGGCTGGCCCCCACGGCGGAGAAAGGCGACATGTCGAGAGGAGATTGGTATCAAGACGAAGACGAACACGCTCAGTTGGGCGAGTTTCTGAGTCGGCCCGTGAACATTGCCAATTACACGTGGACAAATGCGTCGTTCAATCAAGACTTCTATCCATGGGAGATGTACTTTTCTGACCCTGTGATCAAGAGGAAGCTTGAGAACTTCGCACGCATCTCGTGTCGTTTGCATGTCAAATTCGTGGTCAATGCGTCGCCGTTCTTGTACGGTTCCGTTCGGGCTTGCTACTTTCCGTTGCGAGACCAACGATCCGATTTTCAAGCGACGTGTGATCAAGTACCATTCTCACAAACGCTGGGTGTTTTCATTGAACCTCAGAACATGACGAGTGCGGAAATGATACTGCCTTTCTTTTGGCCCAACAACTGGTTGCGCACAGCCAGTGCGAATGAGTTTCGGAACATGGGGCGCATGCGCATGATTGAGTTTGCGACATTGTCTTCGGCAAATGCTGTTGCTGCACCGTCGGTGACGATTTCAGTGTACGCCTGGGCTGAGGAAGTGCGCCTCACGGCGCCCACTGTCGGTCAGGTGCTTCAATCCGATGAGTACGCGATCCCAGATGATGTCGTCTCGGGGCCTGCAACGGCAGTCGCCAATGTGGCAGGCGCCTTGACCAACGTGCCCATAGTTGGTCCATTTGCTGTAGCCACGCAGAATGGGGCCAAGATGGTCTCTGCGGTTGCCAAGCTGTTCGGGTTCTCCAATCCCCCAGTCATTGATGACGTGCAACCAATGCAGAACAAGGCTTTCCATGCTTTTGCCAACACGGAGACTCGCATGCCCATTGATCGGCTGTGCTTGGACCCGAAGAACGAGGTGACGATCGATCCTGGGGTGGCTGGTCTCGAACCTGGCGATCCTCTGTCTGGCGATATGCTGTGGAAGCGAGAGAGTTTTGTCCAAGGAGCGGGCTGGTCGGGCTCCAACCCTGTGCACGGTCTCATTTGGTCCGCGGTCGTGTCTCCTGGCTATGATGTGCCGGGAACAGTGGTGGGTCCCCCTGCTGCCAGCTACATCACGACAACGCCAGTGGCTTATTTTGGACGGATGTTTCGCTTCTGGCGGGGGAGCATCACCTACAGGTTTCGCATCATCAAAACGAAGTACCACACAGGTCGTCTCATAATCTCATGGGATCCCAATGTGAACATCGCCAACACGTTCAACGTGGATGTGGAAACTGCGTGCTTTTCCAAAATCATCGATCTTGCCGTGGACGATGAGGTTGAAGTGACCATTCCGTACCGTGCTTCGCAACCACTTTTGGAATGTGTGCCGAGTACGCAATTCTCCAATGGCACAACACCAGCGTACACGTTGAACCCACTCGCTGACAATGGTGTCATCACGGTCCGCGTGCAGACGGTGTTGACAGGACCGGTGGTTAACCCAGCTGTCACAGTCCTGGCCTTTGTGCGACCAGGCCCAGATTTTGAGTTTGCGGTGCCCAAGGACATTGGTCCCACGATCTCCGCACGCGATCCCGCCGGTGTTTTGCAATCCGAAGCGTCGCCCATTTCCGGCGAATCGGACACTGCACAAGACAAACTTGCCCTCATTACGACAGGTGAAGTCATCCGCTCTTTGCGGCCAATACTGCACCGCGCGTCACTGACCAATGTGCAATTTGTGAGCAACCCGCAAGAGGTACCTTCCCTTGCTCCAGCGGTGTTTGTGGCGAATTCCTTTCATTACAGGATTCCCCGCAGCCCTGGTCGCGATGCGCGAGGATACAGCCAAGCGTTTGTGAGCTCTGCCACGGTGCCCTGGATGTTCAACAACAACCACCCGATCGATTGGACTCTCAATTGTTTCGGAGGATATCGCGGCAGTGTGAACATGCATTTCAACACCATCGGAAACGACGGTGCCAGCACGGCGCCCATCGGGTCTGTCACGGTTGGGCGCCACTTTGGCAATCCGTTGCCCTTGTTGGGCACGTCCATGGCCAACACCGTGGCTCCTGGCTCCGTGGAAGTCAATTCGGTGTCTGTGGCATCAGCGTTGCCGCGCCTGCACGCGTCCACAACGACTAGTGGTTTTTTGCGACGTCCCACTGGTCAGGCTGGCTTGTCTCTGACGAATCCGCGCACTCAGACCGCCATTTCGGTCAACGTGCCACAATTCTTCCCAGACCGTTTTCTCCCTGCCTTCATTTCGGTAAGAGACAACGACATTGCGTCGCAAGTGAACTTTGTGGGAACGCCATTTCACGATCATGTGGTGTACACTTGCACTGTGAACACCCTGAGCAACACGACGATCGCCGCAACGCCGTCTTGGCCCATGCTCGAAGTGTACACGAGTGCGGGGGTTGATTTTCAGCCTCTGTACTTCGTGTGCACACCGCGTTTGTTCACGAACCCCATTCCGGGGGTGCCTGCTTCATAGGCAAATCGGAAACAAATTTCAGTGTGTCTGATGCACTGGATACCTGCTAGGAATTCTTGGAATCACTGGAGGGCGATAACCGCTCCAGGATTACAACAGTTCGCAGGTTCTTAAAAAGAATCAGGTCTAGTTTGAAAACTATGTGCTACCTTATCGGTAGTTGAAAGATTTCCCCTTGCTGGACCTGTGTCCAGAGAGGGGTTTTTCTCTTTCCTTACGAGTCAGAAATTTTTCAAAACAGATCCGGGCTCTCAGTAG